GATGGTGTATTCAACGAGATAATATGCTACCTAGAGCGATGAAGAAAGGAGAAACAATATTTATAACCAAAGGTGAAGTACACCGTATATTAAAAGGCACTACTGATTTAAAAATTAAAATAAATGGATAATTTCGATTTAAGAAAATATTTAGCGGAAGGTCGCATGGCATTTGATGGTAAAGAAGTTGGTTTTGAAAATATCATTTCTATGGTTATGCAAGATATAGATGCTAAAGAATTAGGTGTTGAAGATGGAAATGAATATTTAGATAAAATGATAGATCGTCTTGAAGAACTTAAAATAAAAATAAATTAATATGAAATGTAATTGTAAAGTATGCAACTGTGGAACATCATGTGATTGTTCTTGTTGTGATTGTTAAGTAAATAAAACATACAGACTGATTCATAGCCAGTCGAGATTAAAAAAAAACAGACATCTGTGGCGTCTCCTTTGGAGTCGCCACTTTTAGGTCGTATATTGGAACATAAATTAAATTCTAGAATGGGCAAAAATATAGTAATTATAGGAGCAGGGGTAGCAGGTGTAAATGCTGCTACAAAGTTAGTTGACAACAACTTTGATGGTAAAATAACAATCATAGATATGGGTAAAGACCCATACTTAAGACCATATGAAGAGGTAATGACAGGATACTTGGGTGCAGGTGGATGGTCAGATGGAAAATTAACTTATTCTACTCAAATTGGTGGACAATTATCTAAATATGTAGGTGATGAAAAAGCAATGGAGCTAATGAAACAAGTAGTAGACAATTTTACTAGATTTCACCCACACCCAGAACAAATTATATTATCATCTCCTGATAAAGAACCTGATTTTATTAAACCATATTTTGGTTTAAGATTATTTCCAGTATGGCATATTGGTACTGATTATTTACACGAAATTGGTAAAAGTTGGTATGATTATTTAGTTAGTAAAGGTGTTGAATTTATTTGGGAAACTAAAGTAGATAATATTGATTTTGATAATGAATGGATTTATTGTGATGGAGAAAAAATGCAATATGATTCACTTATATTTGGAGTAGGTAAATCAGGTATTGATTTTACTTCTGAAATAATGAACAAATACAATTTACCTACAGAAGAAAAACCAGCACAAGTAGGTGTTAGATTCGAAGCCCCACAAAAACACTTCCAAAAATTAATTGATATTGCTTACGATTTTAAATTATATAGAAAATATGAAGATAAAGGAGTATCGCTCCGAAGTTTCTGTACTAATAACAATGCTGCCTACGTTGCAGTTGAAGAAACTTATGGCGACCACAGCTATAACGGACACGCTAAAAAAGATGAATCGTTCCGAAATGATATGACCAATTTTGGTATTCTAATGGAAGTACAAGGTATAGATAAACCATTTAAATGGGCAAGAGAATTAGTAGGTAAAGTACAAGAAAATAGTACAGGTTTGTTCTACAGTCCAAGTAGAGAACCATCTACAACATCAGAAGGAATTGATGTATCAGCTACTAAAATAGAAAATTTAGATGTAGTTAAAGATGCATTTAAAGGATATTACAAATATATTGAAGATTTTATCAATGACATGAAATTAGTATTTCCTACATTAAAAGATGATTGGGGAATCTATGTACCTGAGGTAAAATATCTGGCTCCTGAACCGTTGGTTAATTATAATGACCTTTCATTAACTAAATACCCAAATGTTCACTTTGTAGGAGATGCCCTTTCTGCAAGAGGTATTTCGGTATCGGGAGCTCACGGTACATTTGTTGCTGAGAAAATTTTGGAAAAGTAAAATATCTTTCGTATATTTACGTTAAATAAAAATAGACAAATGGAAAACAAATTTGATAAATGGCCTAAGAGTAGAAAATTAAAAAAAGCAGATGGCACTATAGCTTATATTTGGGATAATAAATTACATAACTGGGAAGGACCAGCATTAATACCTGAGGGCAATGAGAGAAAAGGTGAATATTATCTTTATGGTATTCAATATACTAAAGATGAACATAAAGAAGCAATAAGAAATCAAACAGGATTGCCTTGGTATAAACAACCGGCACCTAAAGGTCAAAATCATAGAAATTAAAATATGAAAATAGGTTTATGTGGCACAATGAGTGTAGGTAAAACAACATTGGTTAATGCTTTAAAAAAATTACCACAATTTAAAAAATATAATTTTGCTACAGAACGTAGTAAATATTTAAATGATTTGGGTATTCCATTAAATACAGATTCAACATTAAAAGGTCAAACAGTATTTTTAGCTGAACGTTGTGCAGAATTAATGCATGATAATATCATTACAGATAGAACAGTTTTAGATGTTATGTCTTTTACTATGAATGCTAAATCAATAGCACATCAAGATAAAGATATATTTGAAAGTTATGCTAAAGAATTTATTAGGGAATATGATTATATATTTTATATTTCTCCCTATGGTTTACCTATAGAAGATAATGGAGTACGTGAAACAGATGAACATTATAGAGATTTAATTGATTTCACTATTACAACTTTAATTAAAAGATACTCTTATATGATGGATAATGTAGAAGTAATTAAGGGTTCAACAGATGAACGAATTGAACAAATATTAAAGTTTACTAACCTTTAACATATTTATAATAAAAACTACAACATAATGAAAAGATCTGATTTAAATAAGTTTATAAAGGAAAATATTATCGAAGCTTTATCTGAAGCATCACCTGAGGATGTTCAAGCACAAGCTGATTTAAACGCAGAATTAGAAAAAACAATTAAGTTAAAAAAAGATGCTGGTATAGAAGAAGATATAGATGATGACCAAGATGATAAAGATGCATTAAAAAATGCTAAAAATGCCAGAGGTAAATTTAAAAAATTAGACTTAGCTATTAAATCATTAAAAGATTTAGAAACTAATATGAAATCTTTAGCTAGAAAATATTCATCAGCTGATGAGGTTGAAAAAGAAAAAATTAAAGATACATTAAAATCTAAAACATCATTGAAAAAAGAATTAGAATCTTTAGTTGCAAAATTAGAAAAAGATGTCGTCTAAAGAGAGATTTATATCTTACGGGATAATTATTCTTCTAGCAAGTGCCCTAATTTATTTTGTATTTTTAGGAGATGAAAAATATGTAGAGGATTATAATGTTAAAATTGAAGCATTAGAAGCAAAAGTTGATTCTTTGCATAGTATAAATGATGGTTTAGTGTATAAAATAGATACATTAAATCAAGAAATTGTAAAATTAGATAAAGAAATTTACAATCAAGATAAGAAGATTGTCACATTAAAATATAAAGTAAATGAAAAAGTTAATTCCGTTGATAATTTTAATGACGATGAGCTTACAAGGTTTTTCACAGAACGTTATAGACAGCACATCGATTCAATTAAAAAAACCGATAGCGAAACTCGTAATTAAAGATTTAATAACTGGTGATGGAGCAAAAAGTGAATTATCATTAGTAAATAAAAAAATAGAATTATTAGAAACAAAAATAATTTTTAAAGATAGTGTTATAAATCAATTAAATGAAAGGGTTATGAATTTTGAAAGTATATTAAATGCACAATCAAACCAAATAAACCTATCTAAAGAACTATCAGATAGATTACAATCAGATTTAAAAAAGCAAAAAGTAAAGACTAAATTAACAACCGGAGCTGGAATTTTAGTTGCCGCGGGTATTTTAATACTAGCAAAATAATATGGCTGGAGATTTAAAGAAAGTAATAAGACAAGAATACCTAAAATGTGCTAAGGACCCTGTACATTTTATGCGTAAATATTGTTATATACAGCACCCACAGCGTGGACGTATACAGTTTAATTTATTCCCATTCCAAGAAAAAGTATTAAAATTATTACGTGATAATCCTTATAGTATAATATTAAAATCTAGACAGTTAGGTATATCTACCTTATCAGCTGGATTATCATTATGGTTAATGACTTTTCATAAAGATAAAAATATTCTTTGTATTGCTACAAAACAGGAAACAGCTAAAAACATGGTTACAAAGGTAAAATTCATGTATGAAAATTTACCTTCATGGCTTAAAATAGATGCGGATGAGAATAATAAATTAAATTTACGACTTTCAAACGGATCCCAAATTAAAGCAACATCAGCTAGTTCAGATGCAGGTAGATCCGAAGCAGTATCTTTGCTACTAATTGACGAGGCAGCTTTTATTGATAATATTGGAGAAATTTGGGCTTCAGCTCAACAAACACTAGCAACTGGTGGTGGTTGTATAGCATTAAGTACACCTTACGGTACTGGTAATTGGTTTCATCAAACATGGACTAGAGCCGAAGGAGGTGAAAATGAATTTTTACCTATTAAATTACCTTGGTATGTACATCCTGATAGAGATGAGGCATGGAGAAAAAGACAAGATGAATTATTAGGTGATCCTAGAATGGCAGCACAGGAATGTGATTGTGATTTTTCAACATCCGGTGACATTGTATTTTATCCTGAGTATATTGAATATTATGAAAAAACATATATAAAAGAACCATTGGAAAAAAGAGGAGCAGATCAAAATTTATGGGTTTGGGAATCACCAGATTATACTAGAGATTATATGGTAGTAGCTGATGTATCCAGAGGTGATGGAAAAGATTATTCTGCGTGTCATGTAATTGATGTTAAAAATAATGTACAAGTAGCTGAATATAAAGGACAATTAGGTACTAAAGAATACGGTCACCTATTAGTTGGACTAGCTACAGAATATAATGAAGCATTATTAGTAATTGAAAATGCAAACATTGGTTGGGCTACAATACAAACAGTAATTGATAGACAATATACAAATTTATATTATTCAACAAAAACAGAATCAAATTCTGCAACTTCATATTTTGATAAGTATCAAGATACATCAAAGATGGTACCTGGATTTACTATGTCATCAAGAACAAGACCAATGGTAGTAGGTAAATTTCAAGAATATTTGAGTGATAAAGGAGTAACTATTCAATCAAAAAGATTAATAGAAGAAATGAAAACCTTTATATGGAAAAACGGAAGACCAGAAGCTCAATCAGGTTATAATGATGATTTAGTTATGGC